GAACTCGATCAAGTCGCTGGAAGGCTACGACTGCGCTTGGGTGGAAGAAGCCCAAAGCCTTAGTCAAACCAGCCTTGATCTGCTCCGGCCAACCATCCGTAAGCCCGAGTCCGAGCTCTGGTTTACCTGGAACCCTCGCCTGCACTCCGACCCGGTCGACCACCTGCTCCGTGGCCCAACGCCACCCAAGGACGCCCAGGTCTTGAAGGTCAACTTCACCGATAACCCGTGGTTTCCCAGCGTCCTAAAAGACGAAATGGAATACGACAAACGGCGCGATATTGACAAATACCAGCATGTTTGGATGGGCGGTTACCTCACCAACAGCAACACCCGTGTCTTCAAGAACTGGCGAGTAGAAGACTTCGACGCACCACCAGACGCCATTCACCGGCTCGGCGCTGACTGGGGCTTTGCGGTCGACCCGACAACACTGGTGCGTTGCCACATCGTTGGCCGCACTCTCTACATCGATTACGAAGCCTACATGGTCGGCTGCGAGATCGTGAACACACCCGAGCTGTTTATGACCGTGCCCGAGGCCGAAAAGTGGCCCATCGTGGCCGACTCCGCCAGGCCAGAGACCATCAGCCACATGAAGCGCAACGGCTTTCCCAAAATCATGACAGCGGTCAAAGGGCCGCGATCAGTCGAGGAAGGCATCGAGTTCTTGAAGAACTACGACATCGTTGTTCACCCCCGCTGCATCCACACCATCGACGAGCTCACCCTCTACAGCTACAAGACCGACCCCCTCACGGGAAAGATCCTGCCAGTCCTGGAGGACAAGAAAAACCACGTGATCGATGCCCTGCGCTACGCCTGCGAAGCCGTGCGCCGGGCCAGCGCATCCAAACCCGCCATCTTCACCCCTTTGCCAAATGTGAAGAAGTGGTGAGACAATCGCACAAATTGAGGAAACCCCCCATGGCCAGAATAAGCAACGACCAACGCCTCGCCAACCTGCACGCAGAAGCCTTGGCGCAGTTTGACGACATACAAACAGCCCTCCGCGACGAGCGCCTGCAATGCCTCCAAGACCGGCGCTTTTACTCTTTGGCGGGCGGTCAGTGGGAGGGGCCGCTCTGGGACTTGTACGAGAACAAGCCTAGGTTCGAGGTCAACAAAATCATGCTCTCGGTGATCCGCATCATCAACGAGTACCGCAACAACCGAATAACGGTCGATTACGTCAGCAAAGACGGACGGGAAAACGACAAGCTGGCCGAGGTCTGCGACGGTCTGTATCGTGCAGACGAGCAGGCATCAGTCGCGGATGAGGCCTACGACAACGCTTTCGAGGAAGCAGTCGGCGGCGGCATCGGCGCATGGCGTTTGCGCACAGTCTACGAAGACGAAGAGAACGACGAAGACGACCGCCAGCGCATCAGAATCGAACCCATCTTCGACGCTGACAGCTCGGTGTTCTTCGACCTCGGGGCCAAGCGCCAGGACAAGTCCGACGCCAAGTATTGCTACGTCGTCACCAGCATGACCCGCCAGGCCTACAAAGACACCTGGGGCGACGACCCAACCGACTGGCCCAAGATCATCCACCAGTACGAGTTCGACTGGTGCACCCCTGACGTCGTGTATGTGGCCGAGTATTACAAGGTCGAGGAAAAGACCGAGACCATCCGCATCTTCCAGGACATCGCAGGCGAAGAGAAGCGCTACACCCAAACCGACTTTTCCAACGACGAGACCTTAGAAGAAACCCTCGCGGCCATCGGCACGGTCGAGGTGCGCCAGAAGCGAGTCAAGCGCAAGCGCATAAGAAAATACATCATGTCTGGCGGTAAAGTGCTGGAGGATTGCGGGTACATCGCGGGCAAGTGCATTCCCATCGTGGTCGTGTACGGCAAGCGCTGGTTTGTGGACAACATCGAGCGCTGCATGGGCCATGTGCGACTGGCAAAAGACGCCCAGCGCCTCAAAAACATGCAGCTGTCCAAGCTGGGCGAGATCTCAGCACTGTCATCGGTCGAGAAGCCAATCCTCACGCCTGAGCAGGTCGCAGGCCATCAGGTGATGTGGTCCGAGGACAACCTCAAGGACTACCCGTATCTGCTCATCAACCCGATCACCGACCAGAACGGCAATCAGGCCGTGTCGGGCCCGGTGGCTTACACCCGCGCCCCCAACATCCCACCGGCCATGGCCGCGCTCTTGCAGATCACCGAAACCGATATGCAAGACATCTTGGGCAACCCAGCCGGGGCCGACAAGATGGTCAGCGGCATGTCAGGTAAAGCCGTCGAGATGATCCAGACCCGCGTAGACATGCAGGCATTCATCTACATGAGCAACTTCTCCAAAGGCATGAAGCGCTGCGGTGAGGTCTGGCTTTCCATGGCCAAAGAGGTCTACATCGAAGACAAGCGCAAGATGAAGACCATCGCCCCAGATGGCCAAGCCGGGATGGTCGAACTCATGCAGCCCAGCATCGACCAGAAAACTGGTCAAGTCGTCATGGAAAACGACCTTAGCTCTGCCACCTTTGACGTCGTTGCCGAGGTCGGCCCATCCAGCACCAGCAAGCGCGAGGCCACAGTCCGCGCCCTCACCGGTATGTTGCAGATGACCACCGATCCCGACACAGCGCAGGTGCTCACGGCAGCAGCAATGATGAACATGGAAGGTGAGGGTCTCAGCGACATCAACGCACACTTTCGCAAGAAGCTACTCCGCATGGGTGTCGTAAAACCGACAGCCGATGAGGCCCAAGAACTTATGGCAGAAATGCAAGGCCAGCCGCAAGACCCTAACGCGATGTACTTGCAGGCAGCAGCCGAAGAAGCCACAGCCAAAGCCGCACAAGCCCGTGCCAACACGGTCAAGACCATCGCAGACGCCGAACTCAGCAGGTCCAAGACCGTGGAAACACTCAGCAACGTAGACATGGATTCTCAGGATCACGCCATGAACCTGGCGGAACAAATCGGCGGCTTTGTCCAGCAACAAGCACAGCCAATTGTCAACCAACTACCAATTGAGTGACAATTGAGCGCACGGTATCCACCCAGCCGTTTCAATGGGTGAGCTTCAAAAGGTAAATGATGAACATTCAGGCAGACCAGAACGACGACACCACGAACGACGACACCACAGTCATCGAGGACGAGGCCATCGAGCAGCCCGGGGCGCAAGCCGACGGTGAGCAGGCCCAAGCCCAAGACGACAAGGCAGAATCCGACGAGGTTGTAGTCTCCATTGGTGAGGAATCGCCGCCTCCCGAAGAACCAGCACACGCCCCCGAATGGGTCAGAGAGCTACGCAAGACGAACAGAGAACTCCAGCGTCAAAACCGAGAACTTCAAACCAAGCTGCAAACCACCGCACAGATTGAGTCCCAGCCTGTCGCGCTCGGAACAAAGCCCAGGCTGGAAGATCACGATTATGATGCTGATAAATACGAAGAGGCTTTGACAAATTGGTTTGATCGCAAGCGTCAAGCAGATGAAATCAGAGCCAAGCAAGATGCCGCGCTGGCCGATCAGAACAAAGCATGGCAGTCAAAACTCGATGGGTATAGCAAAGCGAAGGCCGATCTTAAAGTAAAAGATTTTGACGATGCCGAGGCCACGGCTCAAGAACTGTTCAGCATCACTCAGCAGGGCGTTATGCTCCAAGGTGCGGATAACCCGGCCCTTGTCGTTTATGCACTTGGCAAGAATCCGAAGAAGGCGCAAGAGCTGGCATCAATCAAAGACCCGGTGAAGTTTGCCTTCGCCGTCGCAAAATTGGAGAAAGATTTGAAAGTTACAAACCGTAGAGCAGCACCACCACCCGAGCGCGTTGTTTCGGGGACTGGACGAGTATCTGGAGCAGTAGATTCAACCCTCGAACGGTTGCGTGAAGAGGCATCAAAATCAGGCGATATGACCAAAGTGCTTGCTTACAAACTGAAAAAAAGGGCATAATGGGATTGTTGGTGGATGCGCAGGCTGATGCGCTGAAATAGATGCGGCTAAGAGAGTGAGCACAAACTGTCAGTACGCAGTAAAGACTGCGAACCGCACAAAATAAAGCCGGAGATCAGTACCGGCCACCAACAGCCCCCCGCTGGCTGTAAAAGCGAGTTGAACGGCCCCCGCCAGCCCATTGGTGAGTAGAGAACGTGGCATTTTTGCCGAATTTTTTATTCAACCAATGAGGCTTTTTATGGCGAATCAATTTTCAAAAGAAGAACGCGTTGCGTTCGAGGACATCCTGGCCGGTTTTAACGACCGACTGGTGCTGAGCAAAGCGGTCAGCGTGTACAACACCGACTCCAAACTTATGGAGCGTGCCAACGACACGATTTGGCGTCCCATGCCCTATGTGCTGCGCTCGCAAGATCGCGTTGTAGGAACGCCGGTAACCCCCAAAAACGGCACGCAGTTGTCTGTTCCTTCAAGCCTAGGCTTCAAAAAGTCCGTGCCTTGGACAATGAACGCGCTCGAAATGCGCGATGCATTGCAAGAGAACCGCCTTGGAAAAGCTGCATACCAACGGCTGGCGACTGACATTAACTTGGCCACGATGGATGTGGCTTCAAACCAGGGCACCCTGGTAATTGCGCGTACCAATGCACCCGGCACATTTGACGATGTGGCCGCATGCGACACCCTGATGAATCAAACCGGCATTGCTGAAAGTGATCGCCACATTTTCCTGTCGTCTTCGTCCTACAACGGGATGGCAAACAACTTGGCCGTTGCCACCCGAAGCATGGGCAACAGCAAGTCTGATCAGGCGTATGAGCGCGGACTGGTTGGCATGGTGTCCGGCTTTGAGACTCACAAGCTGGATTATTCCAACCGCATCGCATCCACCACGGCTACCGTGACCATTGCCACCAACGGCGCACAGGTTCGCTTTGTCCCCCGCGCAACGTCCACCAGCATTGGCGGTCAGATCAACGTGGACAACCGCTATCAACAAGTGACGGTAAGCACCACAACTGGCGTGAATGTGGGCGCGGCGTTCAATGTTCCGGGCATTGAAGCCGTTCACCTGATCACCAAGCGATCTACTGGCCAGCTCAAGACCTATCGAGTAGTTTCGATTGACAGTCCAACGACCATGACGATTAGCCCGCCCATGATCGGCGCGAACTCATCGCCGACTGATGCTGAACTGCAATACAAGAACATTGAAGTGGCCAGCACCAGCGCAACCGCTACGATCAATTGGCTTTCTGTTGATTCCGCCGACATCAACTCCTTCTTCCACAAAGACGCCATCGAGATTTTGCCTGGCAGCTACGCACTTCCTCCCAGCGGGGCTGGCGTGGAGATCCTGCGTGGCTCGACCGATCAGGGCTTCGAGGTGGTCATGGGCAAGAAGTTCGACAACAGCACCTTTGAAACACTCTACACGCTGGATGTGTTGTTTGGTGTTGTAATGCTTCAGCCAGAAATGGCTGGGATTTTGCTTTTTAATCAGGTTCCTTAATTGGTGATTGATGGGGCTAAGGCCCCATATTTTTGAAAGGTGTGCAATGAAAAAAATGTATCAATGCCCTGGAGAATTACGGCACCCGTTGCGCGGATTTTTGTACGCAGAAAAAGATTTTCAGAATGCAGAAGAAGGCAGGGCATTGGGTTGGTTTCTTACTCTTGATGCAGCCGCTGGAGTACCTGACGAACAACCAAAATCTGCCAAAGTAAAAGAGCCAAAAGCAACAAAAGCGAAAGAAACAGGAACGACAAATGACTGATGTAATTAAGCGCCGGGAAGACCTTCCGATTAAATTTAAAGACATGGGCGATGGCACGTTCGCTGAAATCTTCTCTACCAGTGGTGGCGGAGGCGGTGGGTCTGCGCTTGCTGATGTTGTATTGCAAGACACAAATGGCGTTCTTGTGTTAGTTCGAGACGATGGCGCAACGCTCACATACCTTCGACTTGATACAGGAATTGCATATACTCCTATATTGCCTTTGGTGGCTTACACCGCCCCTGTAACCGGGCCTTTAACAAATGCTCAGCTTAGGGCATCCTCTGTTCCTGTAACGGGACCCTTAACAGATGCTCAGCTTAGGGCGTCTGTTGTTCCTGTATCCTTAGCCGGTGTAGCTACCTCTTCAAACCAAACCACAGGCAACACCAGCCTGTCTAATATTGATAGCGATCTCGGCGCACAGGCAGACGCAGCGGCAACGACAGACACCGGTACATTTAGCTTAATCGCATTCATTAAGCGTGGCCTGCAAAACTGGACGACGCTACTTACTCGAATACCCACACAAGTCACCCCCAGCTTATTTCCTGTTGATACGCTTGCAGCCGTAGGCGTGGCGCGTCAACTTGCTTCTGGTGCAACGAGCGTTAATACTGCGTTAACAACTACGTGCCGAAGAATCAGTATTCATGCTCGGATTGCCGACATTCGGTACGCAATTGGCACTGGCACACAAACAGCAAGCTCCACATCGCACTACATTTCCATGGGTGAACGCCTTGATCTTAATGTGCCAGCAAGCGCACAGATTGCCGTTATTCGCTCCGGCACGACAGACGCTGTGCTTGAGGTTTCGGAGTTGACTCTGTGAGACTTCGCGCCACGCGATTAAGGGCCATTTCACAAGGATCAAGGATGATGCTTGTGAATGTGTTCGAGGGTGCCACTTCGGCCTATTCTTTACGCATCCCAGCTCTGAGCACATACACCGGGCCATTGATTAGGGCTCGCAGGTTTAGTGATAACGCTGAACTAGATTTCAGCGCAGTTACTACTCCAGACTCAAACGGAAATCGCTGGCTGGATACTGCCGCAATTTTAACTTGGGTAGGTGCTGGCAGTGCAAGCGTGACGACCGTCTACAACCAAACGGGTGACGGAATTTCTCTCAGGCAAGCGACCGCTGCAAACCAGCCGCGCATTGCCACATCGGGGGTTATTTCTGTCAAAAATGGGATGCCCGCAATGGAGTTTTTGGGAGCTCAATCGTTTGACGGCTCTGCCGCAGTAAATATTTCACAACCCTCTACTATCAACATAGTTGCTAGTTCGGCAGGCGCTTCAAAGTTAGTTGACAGTACAACCGCCAGCCGACAAATGATAGATACGAATCCACTCACAGGTAGCGTTTATCGGTATTTCGCAGGATTAGTGGTAAATGCCTCAGCCGGTTCTTTCGTGGCAAACGATAGTTCAGTTATTTCTGCTGTTTTTAACGGAGCGTCAAGCACTTTAAGAAAGAATGGGGCGCAGATTGCATCGGGTAACACCGGTGTAAATGCGCTTGGAACAATGAGAATTGGGCGCTCTCAAGTCGGAGCGGAGTTTTTGACCGGCACAGTTCAAGAGGTTGTGGCATTTCGCTCCGAACTTTCGATCTCGGCTCGTTTGGATTTAGAAAGAAGTCAAGGCTTGGCGTTCGGAATTACTGTCGCTTAAAAATCACTATGCAAGTTCTTCAATTTTTGTGTCCTCAAGACCCTCCAGCAACACAGCTCAAGCAGTTGATGATCGATCAGGTAAACATCTGGTCACGCCTGCAAAGATTGAGTACAGACCCGGAGTACACCACCGCCGCTTTTGACGCTTCGATGTGGCACGAACACACAACAAAACCGGGTCTCTGGTGGATTGACTATGACTCTGTTTATGCCCAAATTGGAGATGATGGTCGAAAGATTGCAGACCGGATGTTAGGCGCTGGTGCATTACAAGGAATCCTAAGACATTCCCCATTGGTTCAAGCATTACCGGGGACAAAATTGGAACTTGTTGACGTAGCCGATATTGTGGCCGATGGGTATGTGCATCAGCCAGAAAGCATAGCAACATGAACGAGGCAACCATTCTTTTTTCCATTCGACCATGGAATCCAGTCTCTTGGCTTATTCGGTGGGCGCTTCCCGTCTCCCGCTTCAAATGGGCGCGGGCCAGTCACAGCATGATCCTGGACGGTGACCACGTCATCCACGCCACCATGCTTCATGGCGTGGTGCGCCAGCCGCTGGCCCATGTGCTTCGGTCTCAAAAAGTGGTCGCACGGCGAGAATACGATGTGCCCGACCTTGATGCAGGCTTGGTTT